TACGTGGGCCAACACAGGCCTGACAAGCTTCCCACAGCTTAACTTTGGAAGCGCTGTTGACCTCAATGGAACGTGGCTTGACTGTCAGGACATGGTGTCGTTCAACACAATCACGTTTGGCGCTGGCGTTGAATGTGTCAATACGTGGCGAACTGTAATAGCCTGATCGCGATGCCTGCTGGACTTTCGTTCCCCGGCGGCAACCTGTTTCAGGCGGCGTGGTTGGACTGTACAGCATTGACGACTTTCCCACCCAATGTTTTCGACACGTGCAACACCGCTAACTACCAACAAGCGTTCCAAAATTGCGCGCTTACTGAGGTTTCCTGCGAGAACATTTTGCAGAGTGTTCTCGACTCAGCGACTCTGAACGGCATCTTTGGCGGCGTCCTTGATATCGACGGCGGCACGAACTACGCTATCACAGGCTCTGGACAGCCGGTTGAGGCTATCGCACAAGACCTCGTCAACAACTTTGGTTGGTCTGTCAACACAAACTGACGACCGCACGGGCGTGACATTTACGGCACTCTGTGCTATGGTCTCCGTACAAGTGAATTATGGAGACAGGCATGTTCTACAAGCGCGTGTATTCCCCCGAAGGTGAAGCGTTCGACGTTCCGACTGCTCGGGCGAACGAACTGATTTTGCAAGACGGTTGGACCCAGCAGAAGCCCGCAGAAGAAGCGAAGCCTGCCCCCAAGCCAAAGAAGACTCGGTCCCGCAAGCGCGCGGCACCAGTTGAAGAAGTCGTCGAACCAGTCGAAGAACCGGTCGAAGATGAAGGTGAGCAGTTCACATTTCCCAGCGATGAGCCCGCTGCCGATCTTGACGACTAAGCCGGGGTGCACATGTCTGTAAATGAAACAGACCAAGCTGCTGCAAGCGGCATGGTCAATCTTTTCCTTATGAACGAGTTCCGCGATCTCCGCAAGGGGATGGAGAACCGTGACGAAACACTGCGCGCCGCGATTGACGGCGTCCGGGAAAGTGTGAACGTCTTGTCCGCAAAGGCTGACCGCTCGCAGGGCGACGTCGATGCCATGCGCGGGGATATGGAAGCGTTGCGTAGTGACGTACACGCTGTCCGTGGTGACGTTGACGAAATTCTGGACGAGCGCAAGATCGAAGGTGTCAAGGCACAATCAGCTTGGTCCGGTCCTCGGAAGATCATCAACACCATCACTATCGTTGGGGCAGGTGCCGGTGGCCTTTGGGCCATCCTGAATTTCTGGCCTGCTATAGCGGCTTTCTTGGCTGCCCTAGTCTGATGCTCATGACAATTTGAAAGTCCCAACGCCGCCTCACCGAAGACGGCGAACCCTACTCTTGTGTCTATAGGAGAACTATATGGACAACCACTGCGATCCGAACAATCCCGATCAAAGTGCAAAGGCGTTCCGTCGCCAAAAGCGAAAGCAGGAAAAAACGGAAAAGCAATCTCGCCGCAACCCGAAGCCCATTGAGGCCCGCAGCGAATCGCAAAAAGAATACATCAACAGCATCCGCCACAACGAACTGACCTTCGCGGTCGGTCCAGCCGGTGTCGGTAAGACCTACGTCCCCTCTCGGATTTTTGGTCAAATGATTGCCGAAGGTGCAATCGACAAACTATACCTCGCACGACCGAACGTCGCTAAGTCTAAGCACCGCATGGGTTTTTTGCCCGGCACTGCTGAGGAAAAGACAGCCCCGTGGTTGGTTCCGGTCCTCGAAGGGCTCAAGGATTCCATGGCTCCGGCATTGCTGGATCGGTTCCGTCGGGAGAACAAAATCGAGATTGTTCCGTACGAATTTATGCAAGGGCGAACGTTCAACAACGCCGCATGGATTGTGGACGAGGCAGAGAATCTTGATCTTGACGACCTCTACATCACCCTGACACGCCAAGGCGAAAACCTCAAGGCCGTGATCTCGGGCGACATCCGCCAGTCCCGTATCAACAACAGTGGCCTCGCCCAAGTGGTTGCCATGGGCAAGCAGGAACAAATGGAAAGCGTAGGCGTCGTGGAATTCGGCGAAGACGAAGTTGTTCGGTCTCGCCAAGCACGCCAGTGGGTGCGCGCTTTCAACCGTATAAACTTGTCTGATGTGCCAAATTGTGCTATGGATGGGGTTCAGGATTTCAAATCGAATCTTCCAAACTTCCTGCGGAAGGATGAATAACCCATGGCAGTAACACTCGTCGTCGAGGATGGAACAGGCCTCGCGACGGCCAACTCGTACCTCACAGCCGCCGAAGCTGACACAATCCTTTGTGTCAACCCGATTGCGTACGCCACTTGGACGGCCTTGACGCCTACTGAGCAAGACACGTATCTGGTCTGGGCGTCGGATTACATCGACTGTTACGTGCAGTGGAACGGGTACAAGACAGTTGAAACCAGCGGACTTCGCTGGCCCCGGACCTGTGTCACCGATTGTGACGGAGTCCTGATCGATCCAAACGTCATTCCAGACAAGCTCAAAAATGCTGTTGCACAACTCGCGATCTTCCTGACCGCGAGTGAAGCCGCGCAAAGCGGCGGCTCGTCTTCCGCTGTTCCTCCCGGCATCAAGCGCGTCAAGGCTGACGTGGTTGAAGTCGAATTCTTCGGTGAGAGTGAGGGTGGCGGGCGCGATACGCGATCCGGCGATGACCTCCTTCCAGTCAACATGCGCTTCCTGATACGCTGCCTTGGTGACATTCAGACAGGCCGCATGCGTTTCGCAAAAGTGGTGCGCTAAATGGGATTCAACAGTCTTCTCGATAATCAGGTTCAGGGCCTGATGCGTATTCTGGGACAGAACGATGGTCTGGCTCCCACCCATTCGTATCAGCAAGTGCAGTCCAGCGCGTATGACCCCGCGACCGGCGGTGTGACGGATGCGTTTACACAGTTCGACGACATCCCCATGGTGTTGGCGCGGTATGAGTCTGACGAGATCGACGGCGACAAGATTCAAGTAAACGATCAGAAAGCCATCATCGCGGCGCTGGACCTTCCGGTCATCCCAAAGATTCAGGACAAGGTTATCCAGACAGACGGACGCGTCTTTCACGTTGAAAACGTTGGTGGTGTGCCCGGAGAAAGCGTTTGGATTTTGCAGGTAAGGGAAAGTGATGTTGCATGACCTCCGTCGTCATGAACCCACGGCAGTTCAATAACGGGCTCGACGCTTACGTTAAGCGGTTCGAGAAGAAGTGGCGTGTGCGCATGAAAATGCTGGTCACGCAGGGTATGGTAAGAATGCTGCGACGAACGCCTGTTCACACAGGCCAAGCCGCAATGAGTTATGTCGCATCGGTCGGAACACCGGCCTCGGGCGGCGGCGGCGCAGGCTTCCCCGTCTCGCAACCCACTAACCAGTTGCCGCTAGGTTCCGAAGCGAACCGTGGACGCGCTGAGGCTGTATCTCGCGCGACACTGGCGACTGTAAAGTACGACGATCCTTTCCAAGTATACTGGATCGTAAATAATTCGCCGAACATCGGCGGGCTTGAGGCAGGTGAATTGCCCCGAGAACCTTTCACGCCCCGTTCGCCGCAAGGCATGTTTGGGGTAACGCTACAAGAGCTTTCGGCTCTACTGGACACATCGCCGCTATGACACCTGAATTCATCCAGTTCTGTGAGACACGCTTTGCTGCGGAATTTCCGCTGCTGTTTCCCGGTGTGCCCATCATGTATTCCAATACGCCTGTACTGGACACGGTGAACACCTTTGTCTGCATGCATATCATGGCTTCCGAGGACACCATGCCGATCAACATCGGGCACGAAGCAAAGTCACGCAACGTCGGACTGATCCAAGTTGATGTGTTCACACCAAAAGATGAAGGTGCCGGGGAAGCGTATCGTATGGCCTATGGTGCCGGGACTATTTTCAAGCGGCGAGACCTGTCGGTTGCAAACGAAGGCCTCGTTGTTTTCAAGGACCCATCTATTCAAGATCGAGGGGAAGTTCGCGGACGGCACAAGCACATGATGCGCGTACCGTACCGTTACGATTTCAAAGATTTCTTCCTTCCCTGATTGACTTTATTGTCGAATCACCTTAGCATGACCCGTTTTGCCCGGACTCCTTGACTTTTGGCACATTATTCGTTAGGGTGCCAGACACATGCCGGATTCTATCTGGCTATGATCTCATGAGATAACGCAGGGCGGCGGGGCCTCCCTCCAACCAGATTTAGGAGAACCGTCCAGTGGCATTTGCTGACGCAAACCGCGCACAGATTCGTTACATCGAAGAAAACTCCTTCGGTGTTACGCCCGGAGCGGGTACGACTCGCGAAGTGCGCCTGACTTCTTCCTCGCTTACCGCAAACAAGGAAACAGTTGTTTCCGACGAACTCCGTGCTGACCGTATGGTTTCGGACATCGTTGAAGTTGCGGCATCCTCGGGCGGAGACATCAACTTCGAATGGTCCTCGGGACCCAATGACGAATTCCTTGCAGGCTTCCTGCTGGGCGCATGGGCACGTCCCATGACAATGGACTTCTGGGAAGGCATTATTCTCAGCGTCTCTGCGAACAACACCGTTACCGTGGCTGGCCGCGACCTCACTGGTTATCTGACCGCCGGTCGCCGCATCAAGCTTGACGGATGGTCCAACCCGGAAAACAACGGTTACTTCGAAATCGTCTCTGTCACGTTGAACGGCTCGAACACCGACATCGTCGTCACGGTCACCACTTTGGTGAACGAAACCGGCACTGTTTCTGCACGCCTCTTCGACGCCAACGACGTCATCATCCTTGACAACACCGCAATCGACATCAGCGCCGCAGGCCTGAACGGTGTCGGTGCCTTCACGGCTGCAATCGCCGCAGGCCAGTTTGTTCTGGGTCAGAAGATTTTCGTGGATGCTGAGGATGCTTACGAAGTCGGTACAGTTACACTGACTGACCCCAACCCAATGGTTGACGACTGGGCACTCGTTGTTGACGACGGCGTCAACAGTGTCACGCTGACCGCGACACTGGCGGCACCGGCTGATCTTGAATTCCTTGTCGGCGTTGACGCTGACACGGATGGCGCAGCACTTGCCGCAGCAATCAACGCACTTCGTTTCCGCACCACACCAATCTTGGTGAAGGCGACTCACAGCACTGCTACCGACGTTGTGACCATCACGAACCTCCGCGTCACCGGCGGATCGCTGGACGATACGACGGGCACGGTTGACGCAAACGTCACGACTGTTGACTTTGCAGGCGGTGTTGCGAACATCAACGGCATCTTCACGGTGACTTCGCTCAACGATGACAACATTGGCTTGAGCCCGGTACCCGGTGTTCTCGCTGCTGGTGGCAACATCACCGTCAAGGGCTCGCACCTGCGTAACCCCGGCGATGAGACGGCAATTCAGCAACGCTACTTCTCCATCGAGACGGCGTTCCAAGACATCGGTCAGTTCATGGAGCAGGACGGCATGGTTGCCGGTACCTTCTCTCTGGAAATCGCGACCGGCGCAATCGTCACCGGTACAATCGGTTTCGAAGGCCGCGCGACTTCGCTGGTCCAGTCCACGGTTCTCGGCAACGCTCTGAACTACACGGTTCTGGACGCACAGCCGGGCGACGTTGTGAACGCGACCACCGACGTGGGTGACCTCGTCAAGGACGGCATTCCTCTGCTGGCATGTATCCAGTCGATCTCGATCTCGGG